CGCGACTACGTCAACCGCGCCGTTGCCGACCTTACCGCGGTCCTGGACTCCGCCGGCGTCCGCGATCTAACTGTCACCGTAAACGCTTTCGGCCGAATTGAGGCCTTCCTAGACTACCGCGACGACGCCGGCGAAATCCGCCTGACCTACACGGCCAGGACCCCGCGCACCGAATGACTTTCACCCCCAACCCAGCAAAACCAATGAAAACCAAAATCATCGAAGTCGTCGACAAGGCGACCGTTGAACTCCGCACCCGCCAAGCCCGCTATTTCCGGGAACGCGTCGCCAAGAAAGGGGCCGGTTACTTACCCGGCCTCGGCTCCTATGCCCTTTACGGGGTTAAGGACTCCAAAACGGAAACCTACCTGATCGGCGACGCCCCGACGTCGGCCGACTTCGCCGAATACGTCACCGCCAAGGCGAAGGCCGCGGAGCTGGAGAAATGCGACGCCCTGATTGAATACCGCGAAACGAACAAAAAGCCGTCCGTCCGCGTCTGGATTAAGGACAAGGCCGCCACGCCGGCCAAGGCAAAGACCCGCCCGAAGTCCGGCGACGTCAAAGCCTACGTTGCCGCGAACCCCGACAAGACTATCCGGGAAGTCGCCGACGCCCTTAACATCCGGCCGACGACCGCCTGGACGACCGCCAAGCGCCTTCAGATTAAACTCCCGACCCCCGGCCACCGCGCTACGCACGAAATCAACGGCCACAAGATGAGCAAACTAAAACACGACCGCATTATGGCATTTAAGGCGCAACTGCCGCAGCTGGACGAAGCCGAACGCCTTAACGCGAACGATATCGCCGCCCGCCTTGGCTGCTCCGGCTCCAACGTCCGCTTTTGGCTGCGCATCCTCGGCCACCGATTGCACAACAACAACGGCCGGACCATCTTTAAGCACAATACGACAACCTGGCCGAAAGTCTTCGCGGCGACATTTAAAGACGGGACGCGCATCAACGGCGCGGCCAAGCGCCTAGGGGTTTGCTACGCAGTCGCCTACCGCTACGCCGCCAACGCCGGCCTGATCGTCGTTAACGAGCGCGACCATAACGACCGCAAGTCCGCCAACCCCTATTAATCCCAACCTAGCTAAACCTATGTCCCAAATCCCAAACACGACAGCCGTTAAACACGGCCAGCGCATCGTCCCGCTGACCCGCCCGGTCTGCGACTACGCGGCCCGCCGAATCGAGCGCATCCTGCCGCAGCTCCACGCCCTGAACGACGCCGGCAAGACCCAGAACGACGCCGCGGCCGCCCTGGGGATTACCTCTATGACCCTGCGGAACTATTGCCGGCTGCTGAATCTCCGCTGGTCCAACCTCAACCCCCGCCGACGTGCCTGATCCCAACGCCCACCCTCCCACTATGTTCATTATCCGCAACAACGCCCTGCCCCGCTTCTGGTGGCTGCGGCCCTGGACGACCGCCCGCACCCTTGCGGTTACGGTTTCCGCCCTCAAGGCCTACGCCGACCGCGCCGACCTAGCGCTGAAGGCCGCCCAGGACAGCCGGCAACATTGGATTAACAAACACGACCGCGCCTACGCCGTCGCTATGCACAACGAGCGCGTCATTCGCCGGCTAGAAGACGCGATCACGGCCGGCGACGCTATCGTCAAGGACGCCGAAGGAATCGACGAACAGGAGGAAACCAAATGAAACCCGGCGACAAATTCACGGAAGACGATTTCAAGGCCTTCCACCTTGCCAACTTCAACGCCCTTCTGTCCGAAATCTATTACGTCAACGAAGGGATTATGGCCGGCGATATCGTAAGCGCCCGCTTCGCCCTCCCCCGCGTCCGCAAGCTCCTGGACGAATACAAAGCGACGATGGAAGCGGACGGAGCGACCAACGTCGTCTTTGACCCCTACGTCGCCGCCGGCGGCTGGATTGCCTTGCGCTGGGAATACCGCGTAAAGGACGAAACCTATTCCGGGGCGTTGACCCCGCGTCGCCGGTGATCTCCGCCCGCTTCTCTATTGTCGCCCTGCTCCTGCTCGGCTGCTCCTGCCAAGCGCAAGACGACGCCCGCGTCCTTTACGCGATCGGCCAGGTCGAAGGGGGAAACCGTTTGCAACGCGGCGACAACCTCAAGGCCTACGGATTGTATCAGCTCCACGCGGGAACCTGGGACACGGCCAACGCCCAGCTGCGCCGCGAAGGCCGGCGGACCTATCCCTTGTCGGCTTGGCGATCCGCGGAAGCCCAGGATATGGTCGCGGCCGCCCTGCTGCGCTCTCTACGCGCTCAACTGAAGACGGAAGGGATTCACTTCCCGACGCCGGAGCAAATCGCCCTTTGCTGGAATATGGGGTTCGCCGGCGCTAGATCGGTCGGCTTCAACCCGCACAACGCCCCGGCCGTCCGTTTATCCTATGCCCAGAGAGTGGGCAATTTGACCAGAGCGCGCTGACATTTATTTGCTTAACCAAGGATGTTGGGCAATAACCTTGGTAAATGAACCAAACGCCCGCCGATTATATCGTGCTTGCCGTCGACCCCGGCCGGAACGGTGGACTCTGCTGGAGGGAAAGCGGGAAAGTCTACGCGGTTAAGATGCCGGCAAACGAATGTGCAACCGTCGAATTCCTGACGAAGATTGCTTGCCGATCCGCTTTGGTGGAATTGCACCTGGAGCTGCCGGCGTCCGGCGGATGGGGAAAAACCGGCCTTTCGTCTATTGCCAAACTATTCCGCGGCGTCGGCGCTATCGAAGGGGCCGGCTACGCCCTTGGCTGGAAGGTTAACACGGTTGACCCCCGCAAATGGCAAGCCGCCCTAGGCCTGAAGCGGAACAAGCTAGGGAAGACGGCTTGGAAAAACGAACTTAAACAAAAGGCCGCGGACTTATACCCCGATCTGCCTATCACCCTAGCGACGTCCGACGCGGTCCTAATCTACCACGCCGCAACCGCCGGCCTTATCTTTTAACCCTATGAAAAAGCAAATCCCCAACGTCCCGCCCGTCGCCGAAATCCGGCCGATTGAAGGAACGCCTTATATCATTATCGACGGGAAGCACGTCGCCCGCTTCCTGACCCCGACCGTCGTCAATAACAAGACCTACTTTAACCTGTTCCTGAACCCGAACGAGGGAAGCCGCCACGCGCTGGAAGACCTAGTCGAAAAGAACCCCCGTCTCCGCAAATGAGCAAAGCCCCCAAAACCGACGACGCGGCCCCCGCGCAGCCGACCGCCCGTCAAGACCTGGTCGCCTTCCTTAACGCGATCGGGAACGTCCACGCCGACCGCATCAATCCGGCTTTTCGTTCAAAATATGCGAGCCTTCCCGAAATCCTGGACAGCGTGAAGTCCGTCGCGAAGCTCTACAACCTGACCCCGCACCAGCGCCTCGGCCGCGAACCCGGCCACGTCGTCGTCATTACAGAAATCATCCACAACGACGGGACGACCTTCCCCGCCGGCGAAGTCGCCTTTAAGTCCGAAGGCCTGACGCCCCAGCAGCTCGCTTCCGCAACTACCTATCTGCGCCGGCTATGCCTGACGACGGCCGTTTCTATTGCTACCGATATCGACGACGACGGCGCGGCCGCCTCCCGCCCCTCGCCGGCAAAGCCCGCCGCCCCTGCCGGCCCCTGGTATTCTTTCCTTTCCGCGGTCGAAGCCGAACGCGCCCACACCTATTGCGTCAAGAAGGGGTGGCTGCCGGCCAGCGCCGCCGACCTGATTGAACTACCCCAGGACAAGGTCGACGCGATCCTTTCCAATCGGTCCGCCTTCACGGCCGCGATTAACCGATGAAAGCCCGCCTGACCTACGGGGACGCCAAGTCCGCGGCCTTTGACGGCTGGCGCAAGCAAATGTCGGCCCGCGAAGTCGCCCGGTCCTATGGGATTAACGTAAATTCCGTCTACCACGCCGCGCGACGGATCGGAATCCAGCTGCGCCCGGTCATAAGCCGCCCCGCCGGCAAACGCCCCGCTTAATGTATCGTCCCCCGCTTAATCTCTTGGCTATGGCCGCGAAGATGCCGCGGGAATCTCACGCCCTATTCGTCGTCGCCGACGGGAAGGTGCTTAACCCCGAATTCGTCGTTTGGGACCGCGACAGTTACCGGGAAGAACTTTGGAAGCTGAAGCGCCGCGGAATCCGCGTCGACGGCCGACATATTGAATTTGTCGCAAAACACGGCCAAGAATACGAACGTATTAACATCAACGCAATATGAGCAAACTGACCCCCCCTATCCCTACCGCGGTCCTACGGAAAGCGGCCGTTAACCGCGATATCGACGGCTTTATACTTTTGACCTGGTTCGACTCCCTTTGCTTTACCGAAGTCACGGCCAAGACGAACCGCCAATTTGAAACCTATCTGGCCTTTTGGAAGAAGGACACGCTGCCGACGCTGCGCAAGGATACCCGCTACTTTGTCCGCCTAGGCCCGAAAGCCGACCTTATCGAAACCACCCGCAACAAACTATGACCAACCGCGACCTGATCCGCCGGCACTTGGAAGCCATCAAGGGACACTTGACCGACCTGGACTATAACTGCGAAACCGAGATCGTCGGCGAAGACGCCCGACACCTGGACGCCGATATCAAGGCCGCCACCCGGCAAGCTACTTGGATTGAACCGCAAACCCTGGAGGAATCGATTCAGATTAAACCCCTCTACGACCGCCTTAAGTCCATCCAATGCACGTTGCGGATTCTGCGAAACAATATCGACCTTTGCGACAAGTCCATTGAAGGCGCTTTGGAATCCTGCCAAGTGATCGGGGCCGAAGTCGAAGAAACCAACGCCCCCGACGACGACCTTTAAACCTCCCTTTTATGCCCCCAATCAAGACCCGCGAAGAATACCGCGCCCTGCCGGCGCTCAACTACTC